GCACTGTCGGTGGTAACTGGATCTCGGCGTGATCCCGTTGGGTTGGTGACAGGTTTCAGATGCTTATTGCAGTTAAGTTCGGCATGTGATACGGCTCCCACCGATCTTGATCTGAATGCTCTTCCAGCAAACACGTTTATTAGTTCTGACAATATGCTTACGTATAATAATTGGCATAATGTAGTGGCAACCTGGGGTGCTGATCACAATTCAGGCACGGGTTCGTTTTTCATCGATGGCGTGAAAGATGAGCCGGCAGATTTTTGGGTTAATACAGCATCGATCAATACATCTTATGACACATTTAACAGCGTGTTTATTGGTGCCCGTTATGATTGGCCACTTTCTGCAGGCGGCGCAGGTATGGCCGGATATTTCAACTCAACAGTAAGCGCAAACGAAGGTCTTCCGACGTTGAGTAGTGAAAGAGAACCACCTGCAACGGCATTGACGGCTTCTAGATTTAATGGCGAAATGAACGATATAAGAATTCACAGCAAGAGAATTGCCGATGATCTTATTCTCACGGGATCTGGGTTTGGATTAACCAAAATTTCGGAGGGACTTGTGTTTTACGTACCTTCGTTTTTTGTAAAAGAAAGTCCCTATCGAAAGGTACTTTTAACGCCGTTTCAGGCAACAACAGAGGCTACCGAAGAACCGTTCAACGTAAAGCTCGCGTATGGTGTTCGTGGCCGAGACATCAACGTACAGAATTATTGTCGTGAATTTGCACAGAAAAAATATCCGCGCCTTTATTATTTGACCGCCTCCACAGTTGACATATCGACACAGACGTACCCGGCAAATTCATTTTTGCTTGATATTGGCGCAAATCGGGATATGCATAGAGCTAGGGAGATGTTTGTATTGCCCAGCGATAATGGAAAATTTATTCCAGGCTGGAATTTGCTGTCAAGTGGAACTGTAGTTCAAAGTCCATCTTCTGGATCTAGCATGTCGTTATTTGTTAATGATTTGGGAAATTTGAACTTGGGAATTGTGAGCCTGAATAACCTGATGCCAACCTCGTCGATTTTTGAGGGGTTGACCCAACAAGGCATCGACGGTAGTGATGATACAAACAAGTCCGGAATTTTGCAAGAAATTATGGGCTCAAGTCCTGAAGATGCAGGTGTTGATCCAGGATCAGGTTATACTATTTTGCAAAGGACACGAGATAATTCTTCAAACGCTGTTGTCTTTTTTGATGCAAGTAATTTATTTTATGGCAAACAAATAATGCCTCACAGTATGATGTTTCTAGATTCTGCGCTCTCCGGAACAGCGTCCGGTTCGTCAGGCTATCTCCAGATGAGAGTTTTAGATAACGGTCGTGGTACACTGTATCGGGCCGATGCGGCGTCTCCACATGCAACTTGGTCAGCCGTAGGTTATACAATATATGAAGAAGGTATTTCTGTTTTAACAACTCCGGTTATTCCATTTTTTGGTCGAGAGCAATTCGAAATCAATATGCGTGGCGAACAGACGCTGCATATTTTAGAGGTAAATGCTCCTGCGCTACAGGGAATGTTGAATTCGAGTTCTAATCCAACGTTTGTTCCTGGCACTCGAGATAATTACGCTTCTAATTACGAAGGTACTGCCTTGGGCATTTCTTCCGTGTTGTTTCACGATAACAACATGAATGTTATAGCCCGCACGACGCTCGCCCAACCTATACTTAAGACGGAATTTGATAAATATATGTTTAGGGTAAAGTTTGATTTCTAACTATGTGATAGGGCTTGATATTTCTACAAGCTGTACTGGCGTTGCATTTATTTCTGCACATGGAGATCTATTAGATCTGACAGTGCATGTTCCGGTCGGTGCTACTTTAGTGGAGAAGGCGTTGCATTTTAAGAAAATGTTAATGGAAGAAATTACCGTTAGACAACTCAAGAAGCCAACGGCAATTTTTATCGAACAAAATTTACAAAAATTTCGGGCCGGATTTTCAAGCGCTCAAGTAATTAATAAGCTTGCTCGATATAACGGAATGTGCAGTTTAGTGATTTATGAAATTTTCGGTATACAACCTGTATACATAAATGTAAACGAGGCACGAAAACGGCTTGGAATAAAAGTTAAACGTGGTGAAAATACAAAAGAAAAGGTTCTGGAATGGGTGAATGTTTCGTATAATTTTGCGTGGCCCATGAAAACGCTAAAGTCGGGCCCGCGTCGTAATCTTGAAATTTTACATCCTAAGTGTTATGATATGGCAGATGCGCTGGTTACTGCCGTAGCTGGACTTAGGATAAGTGATGACGCAAGAAAAGCGAGTACTTGATATTAGGGCTAATTTTGTTGCCGATATATTCGGCGCGGGAGTACGCTCGGGATTATCCTACGCCGTTACATGTCCAAACTGCTGCGCCGAGGATCACCGGCGCTACAAGAAAAAACTTTCTATAAAGCTTGATACAGGTATGCATCACTGTTGGATTTGTGATCTTAAAGGAAAAACGCTACTCTATACCGTCAAGAAATTTGCACCGACCAAGCTGGGAGAATATAAGCGTCTTTTTAACGAAGAAGATTATCAATCTCACATAACGTCACAGGTTGAGATGGATGAGACCCCGCGGCTTCCTGATAATTTCATTCCGCTTGTGTCGTTATATGAAAGCACCGATCCGGATATTCGTGATGTGGTTCATTATTTGAAAAATCGGGGACTTGGTGTCGGCGATTTTTTTCGGTGGCGTTTAGGAACTTGTCTTACGGGGAAATTTTGTCGTCGAGTAATTATGCCATCATTTGATTGCGATGGAAACTTGAATTATTTCACAGCGCGCTCGATAGATTCTGATGGTTCTAAAAAATATATTAATTCTAAAATAAAACGAAAAAACGTGATATTCAACGAGCTTAACGTCTGTTGGAATGAGCAGCTTGTTTTGGTGGAGGGACCATTTGATTTGGTAAAGTGTGGCTGGAATGCTACTGCAATGTTGGGTTCGTTTTTAGATGAGAGCTATGATTTATTTAAGAAAATTGTAACGCACGGGACAGACGTGGTTTTGGTGTTGGATCGAGATGCATTTGAAAAAATGACTAAGATTGCAGATGCCTTAAGTGCTTATGGAATAAATGTAAAATGTGTAAATTTGGATAAATTTGATGATGTAGGGGAGATGTCGAAACAAGAATTTCAAGATGTCTTATCTCACGCATCAGATTGGTCTTCGACATCTAAGCTGGAGTTTATGATTAAGCAAATCAAGAGCGGTTCAATTTTATAGGAAGTTTATGATTAAGATTGCTCATTTGGCAGATATTCATTTTCGAGGTTTATCTCGTCACGCGGAGTACCGCGAGAGTTTTGAAGAATTTTTCCGGCAGTGCGATGAATTCCAACCTGATCACATAGTTGTGGCGGGAGATATTGTTCACTCTAAGACTCATGGAATTTCTCCCGAACTCGTTGATATTTTGACATGGTGGTTTCGAGGTTTGGCCTCAAAGGCTCAAACTCACATCATACTTGGTAACCATGACGGGCTTATAACAAACAAAGACCGCCAGGACGCAATCAGTCCTATCATTAACGCAATCAATGATCCTAATTTGCATCTTTATAAGGACACTGGAGTTTATGAATTTGCTCCGGGCATGTGTTTTTGTGTGTTCTCGTGCTTTGATGAAGAAAATTGGAAAAATTTAGTCCCCAAGAAGGATAAGATTAATATTGCACTCTATCATGGGGCCGTGAGGGGAAGTGCAATAGAAAGTGATTGGTTGATTGAGGGAGAAGTGGACGCCGATATTTTTGATGATTATGATTTTGTTTTTTTGGGTGATATTCATAAGAGACAGTATTTAAATGACAAGCAGACGATTGCCTATCCAGGTTCAGTGATTCAGCAGAATTATGGGGAGTCAGCCGAGAAAGGATATTTGCTGTGGAAAATTGAGAATGAGAAGAATTACACTAGCAAGTTTATGGAGCTCCCCAACAAGCACCCTTTCGTAACCCTCGAGTGGGATTCTATTGATACCAAAAATGCCGATATAGGACTCATTCCACCTGCTTCTCGTGTGAGAATCAAGCACCCTTCAAGTGTTCCACGCGTCGAAATAAATCAATTCAAATCACTACTTAAAGAAAAGCTCGGCGCCTTAGAAATTGTCACTAGAGTGACGAAACCTGAAGGCGAAGATTCTGTAATCACAGTGGACGAAAATGTATTAGATCTCAGAGACCCTCAAGTCTTATTTTCGTTAATTCGAGAATTTCACACGAGCATGTCCGACGATGATGTATGGAGGGAGGTTGAAATACGATTGCGAAAATACTGCGAGATGATCCCGAAAACCGATACTGCCCGTGGTACGCGCTGGTCCATTAATAGAATAAAGTTTGATAATATTTTTGGATACGGAAAGGGAAATGAGATTAATTTCGACTCTCTGGGAGGCGTAATCGGATTGTTCGGCGCCAATCGAGTGGGAAAGAGCTCTTTGGCGGGTGCCATAACTTATGGGCTATTCAACACAAGCGATCGAGGAACTTTAAAAAATTTACACATCATCAATACACGCAAAAATCATTGTTTTGCTGAAATCGATATCAGCGTTAATTCTAAGCGCTATAGGGTTGAGCGTCAGTCCGTAAAACGTACCTCTAGATCTGGTAGCGTGAGTGCAAGTACCCACCTAAATTTATTTGAAATTGATGCTGTTGGCGAAATTGTGAAAGATACCTCTGGCGAACAACGCCGAGACACTGATCGACTCTTGCGCTGTCTTATTGGTGATAGAGAAGATTTTTTCTTAACATCGTTTGCAACACAGGGGGATATGAATGCGTTTATCAAGGAACGCGCAACTCAACGAAAGGCAATTTTGGCAAACTTTTTAGATTTGGCCGTGTTTGATACTCTATATGAGCTCATTAAGCGCGATGCTACCGAAATTAAGGCCCTTTTGTCGAAGGTTCCTGAGCGAAATTGGAGATCAATCATTTCAGAGCTTCAAGAGCGACTAGACGGATCTAGAATTAAGATTAAAGACGCAGAATCAACGATGATGTCGACGCAATCTCGGCTCGACGCGTTTCGGACGGAACTTCGTGAATCTAATGGCGACCACATTGTTACACCTGACGATATTGTGCGAAAAGAAGCAAAACTCAAGGAAATTAGCGCTCGTGTGGTGTTGGCTACGGCCCGCCTCTGCGAACTGGACGAAATTCACCTTCAGCAGGCCCGAAAATTAGACAAAGCGCGCCGATTGGAAAGCACATTTCCGCTTAAGGAGCTGGAGGGACGTCTCGATGAACAACGTGACACCGAGCGCTCTCTGTTGACCATTCGTCATAACATAGAGATCGAACAAAAGGAGCTCACCCGCCAAAAGGACTCTGCTAAAATTTTAGAAACAGTCCCATGTGGTACCACCTACCCCCAGTGCAAATTTATTAAGCGTTCGCACAAGGACGCCACGCTGATTAACGATCAAATAACCAGAGTTAGCGAAAACAACGCCTCTTTGCGCGTTTTAGAGCGAAATTTGCAAAATTTAATGGCCCAGAACCTGCAGGAGAAAATTGATAAATACAAAGAAATTTTAGGACAGGTTAATGATTTAAAGCTAGGCCAATCTGGTGTGGAATTGGAAAGTAATGAGCTTAAGCGCGAACTTAACGATTTACGCGAGTCCGAAGTGTTGCTAGACGACGAAATATCGGTTATGAAGACGCAGGTGGTTCAAGAAGCCGAAATGCCGGAGATTTCTTCTCTTCATGAAAAAATTTACGAGCTAGAGGAAGAAATGAAGGCAAATGATGCTTTACGCTTATCATTAAGTGAATTAATTGGTCGCACAAAGACCGAAAGGTCGCAAATTAAAAAAGACCAAGCTAAATATGCTTCACTGCTCAAAGAATGGAAGGTATATGATTTATTGATGACTGCCACTAGCAAACGGGGGGTGCCTGTTCACATTTTGAGCTCTCGATTGCCGAAAATCAACGCAGAAATTGCAAAAATTTTAGGGACCAATACTAATTTTGGGATTGAGCTCGAAGCCCCTGTGGATTCTAATGCGATGAATATTTTTATAGATTATGGCGATTCTCGACGGCCGATTGAGTGCGCTTCCGGCATGGAAAAAATGATGGCCTCTTTGGTAATTAGAGTTGCCCTAATTAACGTTTCTACTCTTCCAAAGTCGGATATCTTGATAATTGATGAGGGTTTTGGGACACTTGACGAGGTAAATGTTGTTGCTTGTAATTTGTTGTTGCAAAGTCTCAAGAAATATTTTAAATGCATTTTGGTTATATCACATGTGGACGGTATTAAGGATAGCGTAGATAATGTAATCGAAATTCAGAAGGAAGGGGTTGATGCTAGGATCAGAATTGCTTAAAAATGCTACGATAATTGTAGACGATCAGTTTAAAAAGGTTCCACTTTCATGCCCGGTGTGTGAATTTTTGTTTAGAGATGCAGAAGATCACAATTCGTATTGTGAATTTCAATGTTGTGCCGAATGTAGCATACACTTTGCTTGGCCCAATAAAGATAAGTGGATAATGGGCTGGCGACCACCCCTTGAAATGGTTTCTAAGTTTAGGCAGAATAGAGTTTCGGTGCCTAGTTATATTGCGAGAGGTTAAAATGCTTACTGTAACACAAGTGAATGCTTTGGGAAATATTGTTAATTCGTCTTGGGGACGTTCGTCTAACGGAACTTATGACTGTAAAACGCTGGTGGAGGGCCACCGATTGAAGGTGATGTATAGCACCATGGCTTACTTTGCGTCAGAAAAGGCAATGTCTGCACAGACACAAAGGCTGGCGCAGGAATCAAACGACAGAATTGCCGAAATGGTCAAGGTCATGAAAGATAAATTCAAGGAGTCTACCGGATCGTCGCTGGCGTTGGTGACAGAGTCAGATAGAGATACCCTTGAATTGGTGGACGCTTCAAGTCTTAATCCTCGTCGAGTCTGTTTGTTTCGTCGCAATATCATCTTTGAGATAAGCAATTAATGATAGTTGCGGGTAAAAAAAAGCAGGTTCAAGAAATTGTTAAGTGTGGTAAAGAACCACTTTATTTTATTAATCGATATGTCAAAATTCAACATCCAGAGAGAGGAACGATTCCCTTTGACACGTATGAATTTCAAGACGAATGTATACAGAATTTTCTTAATGAACGATTCAATGTAATTCTTAAGTCGCGACAGCTTGGGTTATCCACGCTCGTTGCAGCATATGCCGTGTGGTTGGCGTTATTCTATAAAGATAAGAATGTTTTAATCATTGCAACCAAATTGAGTGTGGCAATGAATTTTATTAAAAAAGTAAAAATAGCTCTTCGTGGCTTACCACAATGGCTTATTTTACCTGAAATTACTGGTAACAATAAGCAAAGTATGGAATTTAGCAACGGATCTACAATAAAGGCTATCCCTACCTCGGACGACGCAGGTCGCTCAGAGGCACTTTCGCTTTTGATTGTTGACGAAGCCGCATTTGTTAGAAATTTTGATGAATTATGGATGGGATTGTATCCCACACTTTCGACAGGTGGTCGAGCCATAGTCCTCTCAACCCCAAATGGCGTGGGTGGACAATATTATGATCTCTACATGAAGGCTGTTGATGGTGAAAATGATTTTCTTCCCATTAAACTTCCATGGGATGTGCATCCTGAGAGAGATTCTGATTGGTTTGATATCGAGGCCAAGAATTTGAGTGAAAAGCAAATTGCACAAGAACTAATGTGCGACTTTGCCGCAGCAGGGGATACGTTTTTGACTTCTCGCGAAATTGAATACGTTCGCCAAACTGTAATGCCACCGCTAGAGCGGTGGGGGCCCGAAAACGCTGTTTGGGTTTGGAAATATGCGCTCTCTGAGCACAAATACCTGATTTCAGCTGATGTCGCCCGTGGTGATGGTGCTGATTATTCGGCTTTTCATGTAATCGATACCGCCGAGTCGGAAATTGTGGCCGAGTTTAAGTGTAAAATTCCACCAGACCAATTTGCGGTGGTGTTGGCTGAGGCAGGCAAGCGTTATAACAACGCTACTGTAATTCCAGAAAACAACACGTATGGTTACGCTGTCTTGATGAAGCTTAAAGAGTTGCAATATCCGGCAATTTATTTTGCAAAGGAAAAAGACCGGTTTGCCGTGATGTATGGTGATGGAAATATCGGGAAAGGCGGTTTTTCCACGACCGGCGTGTCACGTCCCAAAATTTTAACGAAACTCGAGGAAGTCATTAGAAATAAGCAAATAACAATAAGATCATCACGTCTTTATGAAGAGTTAAAAACGTTTATCTGGAAAGGGCAGAAGGCCCAAGCTATGCGTGGTAAAAACGATGATCTTGTAATTTCGTTGGCTATCGGAGTTTGGCTTTATGATGCTAGCAATGCATACTCCAAACAGAGTGTTGACCTAAATGCTGCCATGCTAAATGCAATGGGGGTAAACACCTCAGACGCCCAGGGTGTGCTTGATCCGCGGGTGAAGACACTCCACGGTCTCAATCCATGGAAGCCGGTGATTTTAGAGGGATCACAGCCCAGTGGTGAATCACCACATGCTGAACAAAATCCACTCTCTGATTTCCTGTGGCTATTAAAGTAATAAAATAAGTTAAATATTTAGAACTGGGCATTAGAATGGCTGAACAAGAACCGAGTCTTTTTAGAAGATTAACACAATTATTTAGGGATGGACCCACGATCAAGCGCCGCGTGCGTTCGTTCGGCAATAAAGATGTGACTGCTGGTTCATCGTTACAGCAGTTTCGAAAAGCACATTCGGACGTTTATTCGAACACCATGAGTGCTTATGGGTCTTTTGATCGGATGTCCCGATATTCCGATTTTTCGGAGATGGAGGCTACTCCTGAAATCGCCAGCGCGCTGGACATTTACGCGGAAGAAACGGTGTCTGCCGACGATAAAGGAAATGTCTTACATGTCTATTCTGAAAATAGAAAAATTAGAGAATTGCTGCACACGCTCTTTTATGACACGCTCAACGTAGACTTTAACTTACCCATGTGGGTTCGCAATTTATGCAAATATGGCGATTTTTTCTTGTTTAACGATGTTTCACCTGAGTTTGGTGTGATAGCAGCCTACCCAATTCCCATCGCTGAAATTGAGCGGGAGGAGGGATTTGATCCTGAAGATCCTGCGGCTGTACGTTTTCGCTGGATGACACAGGGAAATCAAATTTTAGAAAATTGGCAGATCACTCATTTTCGGCTTCTTGGAAACGATGCATTTTTGCCTTATGGTTCTAGTGTTTTAGAGTCTGCGCGCCGAATTTGGAGACAACTTATTTTAATTGAAGATGCGATGCTTGTCTATCGTATTATTCGTGCGCCTGAACGACGAGTGTTTAAAATTGATGTTGGGAATGTCCCACCTGAAGATGTAGCCACCTATTTGGAACAGGCTAAGAATTCTTTAAAGCGGGAGCCGGTTATTAATAAATCCGATGGGCGAGTAGATTTGAGATACAATCCGCTTAGCGTAGATGAAGACTATTTTATTCCCGTGCGTGGTGGAGATTCCGGCACCGATATCCAGTCTCTTGCCGGAGGTCAAAACACTTCGGCAATTGAAGACGTAGAGTATATTCAGAAGAAGCTATTTGCGGCACTAAAAATTCCCAAGGCATATCTGGGATATGACGAGGATATTGGTTCGAAGGCTACACTGGCACAAGAAGATATCAGGTTTTCGCGATCAATTGCACGAATTCAACGGACTGTGATAGCTGAGCTTAATAAAATTGCAATGATTCATCTTTATTCGCATGGTTTTGATGGAGAAACTCTAATTGATTTTGAGCTTCGGCTGTCAAATCCATCTTCTATTGCCCAACAGCAAAAATTGGAACTCATCAATACTAGATTTACTATTGCAGCCGCCGCACCAGAAGGACTTGTTGATCGTCGGTGGATTCAAAAACATGTAATGGGTCTTACTAACGAAGAAATCAAATTCATCAACGAAGGACGCATTGAAGATAAGCTGGTGGATGCTGAGCTTGAAGCAGCCGGTACAGGAGAAGAAGGTGGAGGCGGCGCCGATATGGGCGGTGGCGAAGATGAAGGCGGGTTGTTTGCCGCCGACATTCCATACGGCAAACTTCTGGTTGGCGACACTGACATCGATGACGACGATAATCGTGACGATGACGAAATTGTACTGTCGATTGATGATGAGGATGCACCGATTAAAGTCGACAAGGCCGTTAAAAATGTGTTCGGCGGCCGATTGAAAAAACGAAAGAATGCATTAGGACCCGCGTATACGCAAACGCCTGATTTTAAGAACATCACCGGAGTAGGTTCTACGACTCGTTCACGCGATACCAGCAATCGACCCTTTGATCGAGATTATTTTCGAAATCCATTTGCAGAATCGTTAAATTCTGAGCTTGGATTTTCGGATTCTCGCCCCCACATGAGTGCAGACGTTGCAAATGCATTATCAAGCCTCGATAGCTTAATAAATAATTCTAGTACCGAGCTCCTCGCCGAAGATGTCGATGAGGATAATATAACAGACACGGAAGATCAAAATGGCACGCCATAACAAGAAAAGGAATGTCGGTCTCATATATGAGCAATTAATTATGAGCATGAGTCGGGCACTTATTAATAATGAGAACGAAAAGATTAACATTGCAAAGAAAATTATTGAAAAAAGATTTGCTAAAAATACGGAGCTTTATAAAGAATTTCGACTTTTTAATGCTTTGATTCGCACTGCAGGCGCATCTGAATCGCTGGCTACTCGAATTTTAGCCGAGGCTCAGAAAGCCGCTCTCGATCACGACCCCGAAAAGCTTAATAAGGAAAAATCTGTCCTCATCAAGGAAATAAATTACAATCTCAATAAATCTGATTTTTACGATCAAAAAGTCAGCGACTACATTCACTATGCAACTATTCAAACACTTTTGAATAATTGGCGTTCCGGCTCGCCCGACATTAAGCAAATGGCTGTTCACGAGATAAAAATTCATGAATGGTTGTGTCGCCCAGAAGAGACCATTACCTTGACGGATCAACGTGCCAATGGAATAAACGATTTAACGGTAACTGTGATGGAGCGAAAATTTGCGAAGAAATATGGCGACGTTTTATCTGGGCGACAAAAAATGTTGATGCAACTTTATTTAACGGAGAGTCTGGATAAGCTCGCCGATGAATTGGCATCGATTGGTCTAGACGCGCGCCGCGCGATGCGTAAATATAAAAAGGTCGGTCACAACAAGATTTTACTCGAGAAGACGAACAAAGTTCAGAATCACATTAATGACGTTTCTCTCGCACCAACCGATGAAGGTGTTGTGCAGGGGATGGTGTTATGTCAATTGTTAAACGAATTAAACGGAGAAATTAATGGGTGATAGTAAGATGAATCTGTTGTGTAGCTGGACCCCATTTGACTACACCGCCGATATGATTCAAGAATCAAAAGATTTCAATGGGGGCAAAATTGTCTTAAAGGGTGTTTTGCAAAAGTCAGACACACTTAACCAAAATGGGCGAGTCTATCCGCGCGTGATTTTAGAGCGCGAAATTAGAAATTATCAAAAATTTATTCGCGAAAACCGTGCGTTGGGTGAGTGTGATCATCCAGATTCGTCTGTGGTGGAGCTTAAAAATGTGTCGCACATTGTCAGAAGTGCGACCATGGAGAATGGAACGGTGTATGGTGACGTAGAGCTTTTGGATACGCCTGCAGGCAAAATTTTGCAATCTCTTGTAGAATCAGGTGTTACATTGGGAATTAGTTCCCGAGGTGTCGGGTCAACTGTTCAGCAAGGAGATCATAGCGTGGTTCAAGATGATTTTCAGCTTATTTGCTGGGATTTTGTGAGCGAACCCTCAACACCTGGAGCCTTTATGATGCGTGAAGGGAGAGAAGTGTCCCGTAAAGAACTCAATCAATTTTTTAACGCATCGGATAGAATAGATAGAATTTATAACGAAATTCTAGATTGGGAGAATGAATAATGGCATGGGATAGTCAACCAAATTATGCCCCGGGTAATTTAACCGTTAACGAGGGTTATGTCGCAGCATATCAAGGTTCAGGCAAACCATTTGCAGTTACCGTGACAGCGAGTGTGACAGCACAAGAGATTAAATTTCCCACTGTTACTCGGTGGATTCAGGTTTCAAACTCTGGCGGCACCGGCGATGAGATCCTGCTCGGTTTTTCAAAGCACGGTGTTGACGGAACAGAGACTGACTGGTGGTACGTGCTTGATCCCGTAGCAGATGGAGTCGCTTCTACTGGTCGGTTGGAACTTAAGTGTAAGAGTATTTGGGTGAAAGCCGCCAGCAACACCCCGACCTGTTCGGTCATAGCAGGACTAACGGACATTAAAGATCTGAACTCGGCGTTGTCCGGTTCAAAGGGTGTTGGATAAACCATGGCTAAGGTGACCAGAAGTGTCCTGAAAGACCTCGTCAAAGAGTGTTTGGTGGAAATATTGGCAGAGGGCTTGGCTAATACCAAGCCTGGTTCTGAGTTAGTGGCGCGCCAACCTGCGCGGACCACCCCACGCCCTGAAACCCGAAGGAAACATCCAACCAATTTTATGGAAGTCGGGGCTCCCGCCCAACAGCAGCCTTCTCCAGCTATTCAAGAGAGAATTAATCATGCCGCAGGTGCCGATTCTGTGATGAGAGATATTTTGGCAGATACTGCATCTCGGACGCTTCCTCACATGATGGCGGCTGATAATAAAGAAACTTCAGGGATGGCTGAGCGAATGACGCACGGAGATGCGGCAACAAAGGCGATGGTTGCCACTGATCCAATGGATTTATTTGAAGGTTCGTCAAATTGGGCGGCTCTTGCTTTTTCTGATGCAAAACCTAGCACAAATTCTTAATACTTTTGTTTAAGTTTGATATTTAATTTTGAGCAAAGCTCATGGAGACTTATTATGAGACGTAGAGCCACACGTAGAGCTAAGAAACTTACGCCGTCCCTCCTTAGGAAGATTGTCCTGGAGGAGACCAAAAAGGTCCGACGCACTCGTCGGATGCGCGAGCAGGTTGGATCCGGTGCATTAGAACCGGTTGAAGACGTTAGCGCAGTTGAAGTCGAAGCTGATCAGCTTGGAACTTCTGTTGCCCTTGAAAAGGACATTGATCACGCAAAGGTGCTTAAGCTTGAAGAAGCGCGCCTGACCCGCAAGATTAAAAAGATCCGCGAAGCACGTCGCCGTGTTCGAGCACGCATTACGAGGAGACTCTAATCATGGGTGCAAAGCAAGGTACAACTATTACAGATGCTTCTGCGAGAGCCCTGGGCGCCCGCGGACAGGAAACACTTTCCGGTCTTTACGCTTCAAGCCCTCTCTATAATTCTACCCCTGATCAATTAAATGACGACGGCAGCCTGTCCTGCGCAATGCGGGTGTGGTACGATGAAAATGTTCTAAACATTGACCAAAACCAAAATACGCTTTTTGGCGAGGTCTCAATGGATTATGGCACAGCTCCCGATATCGCAACAGTTGAAGGTTCCGGAGAGGGAGGACCTGCTGGTCCCTATGTACCGAACCCGACGTCTCCGGGCGAGGGCAACGGTGCGAATCCCGCAGCCCAACCTGCAGCTCCTTCTGGATACGCAGATGGACTTGCCTCTTCAGGGATGGGGAGCACTGAGGGTCCGTCACAGACTTCACCCGGACAGGGAAGCTTTGCATTGTCCAACTTGCCTACACCAGGAACGTCGGCCGGGACTGGCTAGTAGGGAGGCTCTATGAGCGGTGCGGAACAGACATTCAATTTGGTCGGTGGTTTAGAGTACGGCACAGGCACCCGGGCCAAAGGTTCAGCCGACACAGACGATTTGGCTGCCGCCTATGGTGATCCAGGTTTGACCAGTGTATATGGCAACACCAAAACCGCAGAATATGACACTTTTGAGTCTAAGGTACTACAGGCACTTTTAGATTCAGAGTCAAGCACATTTGGTGAGGGTAGCAACAGCCAAACCGGGACAGTTGATTTGCAATTTGGACTTCAGCTATCAACCGGCGAAAATATTCCGCCGACAATTACAGCCACGACCATCACCGGTAACGGTGGCCTAGAAGGAGATCTTGACGGCGATGGAGGCAATCCTATGGGTGGTATGATGCCGTCAGTTTCGTCTCCCGGTGAGGGATCGACATCACCTGGTACCATGCCTGGTATTCCTGGTTACGCTGAGTCTCTTACTCTTCACGGTAACGGTACGAATGGTAGCAACCAATCACCGGGTGGCGTAATGATAGGTAGCGCTGATGATCTATTGCACCATCTGAAAGGATTCCGTCCAGCCAGGAGCTCCGATGATGCTTCTAACGGAGCCGAATAATGGTACAATCCACCACCAACTATACTGTCGGTGACCTGTATTCTAATGACAGTTGGGGACTTGGTAGTTCATCGTCGATAACCCGCGCGCTACAGTTTCCACAGACTGCCGACAAGTTACCGTCATCAGACGAAGTATGGGGTGACTATTATGATGGCGTGATGCGCGGGAACGCGGACGGATACGATGGCAGTACCCTCCCCCTCAATGTTCTTGGCGGCGAAACGGGCAGCGAACCGTTTAGCAGAACTTATTCAGAGAACGACCCGACAAATTTGAGTGACGTGGAGTGGTCCGCCGGAGGTGATCCGTCGACTCCATATACTCCGTCATGCACATCTCCAGGTGCAGGTCCTGCCGGATCTGGTGCCTTCGATTGGGAGGCAATGCCACAAGGGCCCACGTTTGGCTATGACAGCAGCGTGATTGCAGGACCCGATGTAAATCCATGGTCTGCTTCTTCTGTGCAACAGGCTCAGGGCGGTGGCTCGTCTAGTCCGTCATATGAGCTCGGAAAATGGAGCGATGCTTGACGTTTCAAGTATCAGCCCCGATTAACCGGTACCAGCATTACGATGCTCGCGATGATTTAGGTTACGGTAGGCTCACCACAAAATTTCATGCCCCACGGTCTTTTGTTCAGTATGCTCCAGAAGTGATCGAAGACGAGGAGGCTGAAGACGCCATCGATGACAAAACATACGATGCCGTTTTGCAACGACTTTTGGGATATACTCCTACCGATCCTTATGCCAAACACGGGACAGATCCTTTTTACTTTGTTGGAGCAGCAACTAAATTAGGAGAATCGACAGCTAAAGGAATGGTACCTTTTCCACGAATGTACAACAACCGCCAGGCAGTTTCTGGTGGAACAGCACAGAGACTTCCAGCCGGCCCGACTTTGGGATTTCGTACCAGAATTAGGCCGACAGGAACAAAGAAAGGATTTAGTCAGGCGCCATATCCTACGCCCCCCGAGACAGAAGTTGATGAACCGAATTATTCACTTGAACAAATTTTAAATGCCGACCACGACAGCAATCATGTTAAAATGTTACGTAATTTGGTTTCTTTGATTCATAAACAACAACAAGATGAGAATATTCCAACTTAAAGTGATAATTACTGATGAGTCGGCTGTGAGATAAAATATGAGTACTTCGTTATACAAGGAAGCTTTGCTGGAGGTTGAAGACCTCAAGCGGATGGCTGAAGAAAACGCAAAAAACAAGATTATTGATGCCGTTACGCCTCGAATTAGATCATTAATCGAAGCTCAGCTTTTGGGTGAACAGCCTGAAGAGCTTGAGATTGGTGATCTTGAGGTTGGAGGTGATGACGAAGAAGTCATCGACCTCGCTCTCGATATTCCAGCACTCGCCCCAGAAGAACCTGACGCCGCACCGAAAATTGCAATTGATGTCCAAGGCAATCTAAATATTGACATGGAGACTGGAGGCGATGATGACGACGATTTACTACTTGGCCGAGGATTGAGTGATGTTGTTGAGAATTATATTCTCAACAAACGTTCTGTCAAAGGAAGAATTAAGGCTCTTGCAGAAAATGTTGCAAAATTAAAAATTGCGTTACAAAGAGTTGATATGCGAAAGGCAAGTCCGGCTAAAGTTGATATTGCCGCCTTGTATTACGCGAAATTAGTTAATGAAGCCGTCAGTTTGGCAGCTGGTGGTATAGTTATGGAGGAGTCTGTTGATTCGGGGCTCTTAAGCCAGCTTAAAATAATCATAAAGGAGATAAAGCACATGGCAAGACGAAGAGATGCGGTCGCTTTTCGCAGACTTCTCGAAGAGCTTGAGGCAGATCAGAGCCTCAAGGAAATGCTTGGAGAACAGGACGAAGAGTTCGCGGCTGACGAAGAGGTCGCCGAAGATGAAATTGATGTCGAGGTAGATGTTGAGCCTGAAGAGGCTGATGTCCCTGCGGCACAGGACGCTCTGGGTACTCTGGCAGCAGCGCTTGGCATGGAAGCAGTTCCAGTTGAAGACGTTGAGGTTGAGGAAGAATTTGAAGTTGCCGAAGAAGAGGATGAAGAAGTCCTTGATCTTGGCGAAGGCGATTCTGCTGATGTCGACGAGACTTATGACATTGATGAGAATATGCTCCGTCGCGAGTTAAGACGACTCCGCGAGGATGCAGCAGAGGCTGCTGATGCGAGCCCAGATGCTGAAGAGCATGTTGGTGATCCCATGGCTGCACAGGCAGATTGGGGTGGATCAGATGAGGTTGTTGACGTTTCAGAGGATGATCTTGTTAATGCTCTTGAAGAAGAGCTCAACCGATCCCGACGAAAAGGCCGCAGCCGGAGATCACTCCGCCGCGAATCAGCTCGTCGCAAGACAACTCGGCGTTCTACAAGTCGTCGCAAGCTCCAGCAGGAGCGGGCTCGTCGCAGCGTTTCCCGACGTGGTTCTTCTACCTCGAGCACTCGTGTGGTCCAGGCCGAGAGAGCCGCTGGACGCCTGCGTTCACAGCTCAACGAAATGAATGTTTTTAATGCAAAGTTGCTTTTCGCAAATAAGCTCATGCAAAATCGTGATCTTTCTGTCAAGCAACAGCGCGCTATCGTCGAAGCACTTGACAGTGCCAAGACAATCAATGAAGCAAAGCTTCTCTATAAGAGTCTCAGCGCTTCGTTGTCAAAATCAGGTGGACGTCTTTCCGAAGGCAGAAACCGTTTACTAGCGTCATCTTCCAGATCAGCTCGGTCGGCAGCCCCGGCATCAAGTGGAGCTGAGGTCGGTCGCTGGGCACTTCTTGCCGGAATTTCTGGCAAGGATAACTCGTAATAAACCCTTCACTTCATTAACATTAAAGGAGAAAAACAAATGTCTACGAAGTTCACACTAGAACAGTTGACGGAGGGTATTCGCCAGCGGCACCTCGGTGCACAGAACCGTCAACTAGTCAGTAAGTGGTCCAGAACAGGACTGCTCAGAGGCCTCACGGGTACCCATCGTGAAAATATGGCCACAATGTTAGAGAACCAGGCAGCCCAGGTTCTTCGTGAGCAGAGCTCACTCGGTCTTGGGGCCGGTAACACCGCTAATTCGGGTGACCTTCGTGGTTTTCAGAATGTTGCATTCCCAATTGTCCGCCGCGTTTTCGGTGGTCTCGTTGCTAACGAGCTTGTTTCAGTCCAGCCGATGAGCCTGCCTTCAGGCCTGCTCTTCTACCTGGACTACACGTTTGGCACTGCTGTAGGTGGTGGTACAGCTGGTGGATCCCAGTATACTTCCGGTTCGTCCATTTACGGACCTGCGGTCGGTAAGGGTATCCGGTCCGGTTCTCTTGGAATCGGTGGACAGTATGATCTTGCAGGATCCGGTTATTCACGGGTCTATTCGCAGAAGTCGCTTGTCGTCACTGATGCACTTGCGTCGGGTTCATATTCTGGCGGAGCCTCGTTCCTGTCAATGTCAGTTGGCCAGGCCGACGGCACAGGCCGGAAGGCCTTGTGGACCACCGGTTCAGATGGTAAGCTCCTTATGTTCGATCCTCAGATTACGACAGCTATTGAGGAACAAGGCGCATCAGCCGGTGCATCTCAAACAGGTGCGTCTTATTACGCACTTTTCCTTGCCGCAGATGCATTGAGTGGTTCTGCAGCTCCCGGTGCTACCGGTGGAAACAACACAAGGACTTGGGATTCTTCCCTTGTCAAGAATGTTGCACTGGTCACAAACAACAACGAGACACCGACAACAGGTTTCAAGGCTATCGCTTCAAATATCCAACAGGGAACGGGAATTTTGAATATCCGTCGCCTGAATGAGGTCGGTACCTGGACTCTTGGCAAGTTCACCGCTGATGCGTTGGCCGATGTAACTTCTGCTACTACAGTTGTTAAGTTGATCGTTTCAGGCTCAACTGCCGGCGCAGCAAATGGTGTTGATACTGGTGGTACAGGTGTTGTGTTGACGAACTATTCTGTTAGCTTCCCGCTTGCAGATCGTCTCAATGTGGGCGGTGATGGTGATGCACTCACCATTCCGGCGTTTGAGTCTAACTTCGCGACTTCTCCCTCACCGGAGATTCCCGAAATCGACATCAAGGTCCAGTCCATTGCGGTAACCGCTCAGACCCGTAAGCTCCGCGCTCGCTGGTCTCCAGAGCTTGCTCAGGATTTGAATGCCTATCACAGCTTGGACGCTGAGGTGGAGCTTACACAGATCCTCTCTGAGCAGATTGCTCTTGAGATCGATCGTGAGATCTTGAACGACCTGGTACAGCAGGCAGACACACGCTTCTACTGGTCACGCCAGCCCGGTGATTTCCGGAACAAGCGTACTGGTACTGCAGTTACTGCTAACTTCACTGGCACCGTGCGGGAATGGTACGAGACTCTTATTGAGACCATCATCGATGTTGGTAACGAGATTCATCGTAAGACCCTTCGTGGCTCCGCGAACTTTATCGTGGTTTCACCTGAGGTTGCAACGATTCTCGAGGCATCAGTGATGTATCGTCCGTCCTATAGTATCGATGCTGATGGTCAGGTGGGAACTCCGTTCACCATCGGTGCCGAGAAGGTTGGTACTTTGAGCAACCGCTTTACGGTTTACAAGGATCCTTATTTCCCACGGAATCAGATCCTCGTCGGCTATAAGGGTGGAAGCTATTTGGAGACAGGCTACGTCTATGCTCCCTATGTGCCCCTGATTGTCACACCGACAATCTTCGCGCCTGAGGACTTCACACCCCGCAAGGGCGTGATGACTCGCTATGGCAAGAAGATGGTTCGTAGCGACTTCTACGGCACGGTCACGGTTGCTAAGATGGATGTCATCTAAAGTTGTAGTTGCGTAAAATAAACGGCCACCCAAAATGGGTGGCCGTTTTTTTATTCATTTGAATTATTTTTGTTGTTTTTGAGTATATTTATAGGTGATATTGTTGGGAGCTGATTTTACCACTCCCTTAATTAAAAGACGAGGAAGTAAGAATGTCCACCACATCTAGTACTAGTAAGTTAAGTTCAAGTTCAAAGTCGAGCCCCAGCGCTCATAA